GTACAATGTATTAGACGCGGCTGCAACGCCACTGCTATTTTATAAAATCGACAATGACCACTGGTCTATACTAAAGACGTTCTTGGTATTCTTAAATAGGATGCCTCTGGAACAAATAGTTACAGGCGGAGTTCGGGGGGATGATATCCCGCTTGATTTTGATGTAATAAACATACTTAGGAAAATCTAATGTCGAGAGTAGTTGACAGTCTTATTGCATATCGGATACTGAGGATGTTCTCTCAGAAGATAACAGACCACCCAGCATTTCAGATGGGCATAGTCGATAAGGATGGGGTTAAGTTAAAGGAACCATCCGGTGCTGCCGAGATGGATGCATATACAATGCTCGACAAACTCGCATTCAAAATTAAACGGGCACTGTATAAGTCTCCCGATAGAACTGCGCGAAGACTTCTCACATTTGCTGCTGCCATTGCTCTTCTCCGCGAAAACAGAAAAGTATCGGAAATGGATGATGATGAATTTGAGTCACTGATTGATTTATATTCACAGGATGAAAAGGTAATAAAAGAAGCTAGACTATTAGAGATGGGTAGAACACCATTCAACTATTTTGCTCTAGACGAAGAAATTGCAAATGCCGGCGGGCCCATGACAGGTGGGAATATTGCCGGAATAGGAACTGACTCTCAGGGAGAGCCGGGCCGAAATCCCAGTATGATGCCTCTTCAAAAACGAAAGAAAAAGAAGAATAAGGGGCCGGAGTATGGTCGGTAAAACACTAGAAACAAGAGTCGCCGTTATCGAATCAGACATCAAGCAGTGGACAAACCTGTTTGGTCGTTTAGATGTGTCTATAGAAAAAATCACCGAACTTAATATCTCAATTAAGGAGGTGCTGGCAGTGCATGAACAACGTATAACCACAACAGAGGTAGAGGTAGAGAGAAATGCCGATGGCTCTGATATTAAGTATGAACAACTCCATTCCCGCATTTCAACGATAAACAGAGAAATCCTAAAAAACCAAGAGAAACTCACCGTTACTCTTATGGAGTCGATTGATTCCGTCCATCAAGCAGTTGACCTGAATGAAAAACATGCTGATGACAGAATCAGGTCACTAGAGAAACGTCAATGGATGATGATGGGTGCCGCGGGAGTTATGGGGTTCATAATAGGCAATGCTGAAGTACTCAAACTTTTCATGAATTAACCCTTGACATCTGGTCAATCATCGTGTATACTACCCACTATGACTAAGAAGAAACCCAAGATTCCGCTGAATGGCGGCGCAGAGTATGATGCTCTTACTGATGCTCGTAAGTTCTATGTATATCTAACTAAGTCGGGGGTTGCTAAGTCAATCAAACGTGGATACAACAAACGATTCCGTAAGGAAGGCAAAGAAGAACTGCAAAATGAGTTAAATTAGTTCTTGACATTTGGTCAATCATAGTGTATAATGTCCCTTATGTTATACGTTGATGTGAAGTACATAAATCTGATATCTCATAATTTTGAGAAATTCAAGAAAAAGAATGATTATCTTTGGAATGTAAGATGCCCGTTCTGTGGCGACTCACGCAAGAATCTTAATAAGATGCGTGGGTTTTTCTTCCGTAAAGAAAATAATATGATATTCAAGTGCCATAACTGTGGTCATGGCGCATCGATGAATAGCGTATTAAAGGAACTCGCACCCAATCTCCACAAGGAATATTGCCTTGAGAAGTTCGGCGAGACACAGAACAAGAAGAAGACGCCCACTTGGACACCGCAAGGGTCTGATTGGACACCCAATGGTCATAAGTTGTTTGATGATAAGCCAGTAGTACCGCCCAAGTTTGAACCTAAGTTTAGTTTGTTTTATAAATTGTGCGATAGATTGGACAGTCTCCCATATGACCATGAAGCAGTAAAATATGTTAAAAGTAGAAATATCCCAAATGATAAATGGGATCGACTTTACTATATCAATAACATAAAAGACATAGTACAACTCAACGACAAGTACCAAGATTCAATAGTTACTGACGAACCTCGATTGGTCATTCCCTTCTTTGACCACAATGGCGAGTTGATGTCAGTATCGCTGAGAGGTATGCGGGGAGAATCACTGAGGTATATTCTTGTTAAGATACAAGAGGATGCGCCGACAGTGTTTGGTTTAGATAAAGTGGATTTGACCAAAACAGTATCAATTGTTGAGGGCCCGTTGGATAGTCTGTTTTTAGAAAACAGTATTGCCTGTGCTGGTACATCCTTCAACAAGATTGAACAGTTGAATATCCAGAAAGATAAGATTACAATTGTGATTGACAATCAACCACGAAATGTAGAAGTTATGAAGGTGGTGGAGAAGTATGTCGAGTTGGATTATAATGTTGTTATATGGCCAGAATCGATAGTTCAGAAAGATATAAATGATATGTACGATGCTGGTATTGATGTTGCTGATGTGATTAATAGTAATACACACAGTGGATTGACTGCCAAGTTTTTATTAAACCAATGGAAGAAGTGTTAGGAGTAATATGAAGCAAGAAGTGAACCTAGTTGGATTGACACAACCGTCAGCCCAATCTAACTGTAAGACGGCTAATCAATTAATTGCATATGCAGCTAGAGTTAGTAACCCCAATAATCAAGCCAATGAAAGAACCGCGCCTAAATTATTGTCCTATCTTATTAAAGAAGACCATTGGTCTCCGTTTGAAATTGTGTCATTGACAATGGAGATAAAAACTACACGGGATATCGGAAGACAGATATTGCGACACCGTAGTTTTGCATTCCAAGAATTCAGTCAACGATATGCTGAGTCAACCGATTGGGTTGAGAGGGAAGCTAGATTACAGGATGATAAGAACCGACAGAACAGTGTTGAGTTGGGTGAATCTCTCAGTGACAAAGAACTAAAAGAAACTTGGAGAATGAAACAACGAGAGGTTATCAATAAATCAAAGGAGGTTTATGATTGGGCTCTTGGTTCTGGTATTGCAAAGGAACAGGCACGAGCAATACTACCAGAAGGCAATACCATGAGTACTCTTTACATGGCTGGTACATTGCGTTCTTGGATTCATTACTGTCACTTACGAATGGGACACGGCACTCAGAAAGAACACAGTGAAATTGCTTCTTTGTGTTGGGATATCATTACCACCCACTTTCCAGATGTTGCTGCTGCCTGTGAAGAAAGGTACAGTTTCTAAGTGGTTTCTAAGTATGAAGCCTTTGAACGGGTGTTGCATGGTAGGACAGATGACTTCTCACTGGAGGATGCCAGCGATTCTGTAAAGAAAAGAATCGCGTATGCATTTGGGTGGAACAGGGAGTTGGATGAACCCAGTAGACAGAAGTGGAGTTCTACCGACAATGAAGAAGCGTGGAAAGGAAACGTAAAGTTTAAACGGGATGTACTGGAGAAGGAAGGTTGGTTTGACACAGAAGTCTACTATGACCTAAACTCTCACGGGTATAGAGATGATGAATTCGTATCATCGCCCGACTCTATCATTGCCATTGGAGAATGTTTTACCTATGGCACTGGTATACCAAGAGAGATGACATGGCCATACCTATTGGGCGAGGAATTGAACGAGAAGGTATGGAACTTAGGATTATGCATGACGGGGCTTGACACTTGCTTCCGAACACTGTATAATTGGCTACCTGTCATCAAGCCTAAGATGGTTCTTCTATTGGAGAATAGTTCACTGGGTAGAGAAGTCTGGTCTGTTGATGAGTCCGGCAAGGAAGAATGGAACGATGCTATTGGGTTCTGGTCGAGTGTTGAGTGGCAGAAAGAGTTGGTCAATTCATCGACTGAAAGGTTTATATCAAGACAAAAGAATTTGCTTGCTGTATCCCAGTTGTGTTCCATTAACAATGTAGAATTAAAGATTATATCAGCATCAGAAAGAAATGCAGTCGGATTGGCAGACTATGCTAAGAACAAACATAAAAAATACGCTCTCTCACGAGACCTAATTCACCCAGGCCTCCCCTTCCATGAAGCAATGGTGGAACTCTGGAAAAAGGAACTATAATGCCCACGACAGATTACATTGGAATTAAGATAGACTTAGATAGGGACAAGTTGTTTGACTCGCTTGGACTTCAACGTCTTAAAGAAAGTTACATGAAAGAGGAAGAAGATAGTCCCCAACATCGATTTGCTTATGTCAGTAAACAGTTTGGTAGTAACCCAGAACACGCACAACGGTTATATGACTACTCAAGTAAACATTGGTTGTCTTACAGTACGCCTATATTATCATATGGTAGGTCGAAACGAGGACTGCCTATATCGTGTTTCTTAAATTACATTGATGATACAGCAGAGGGATTGGTAGAGAATTTCAGTGAGACAGCTTGGTTGTCTATGCTTGGGGGTGGTGTTGGTATTGGGTTTGGTATTCGTGCATCCGATGATATATCCACTGGGGTATTACCTCACCTTAAAACCTATGACTCAAGTTCACTTGCATATAGACAGGGCAGAACACGCCGTGGTAGTTATGCCGCTTACTTGGACATCTCACATCCAGACATTATGATGTTTATGGAAATGAGGAAAGGAACGGGTGACCAAAACATGCGGTGCCAGAACCTCCATCATGGTATTAATATCAATGATAGGTTCATGGAGATTATTGAACGGTGTATGACAGACCCCAATGCTGATGATAGATGGAATCTTACTGACCCGCACACTGGTGAAGTACGAGATACTGTATCAGCTAAGGCATTGTGGCAGAAGATACTTGAACTCCGCATGGAGACAGGTGAACCATACTTACACTTCATCGATGCAAGTAATCGTGGCCTGCCAGATTTCCAGAAGGCATTGGGATTAAAGATACACCAGAGTAATCTATGTTCTGAAATAATTCTGCCTACCAACAAAGACCGAACCGCCGTGTGTTGTTTGTCTTCTGTTAACTTGGAACACTATGACGCATGGTCAAAAAGTCCATTGTTCTTAAAAGATATCGCAGAGATGTTAGACAATGTATTGCAGTACTTCATTGATAATGCACCAAAACATGTATCACGAGCAATCTACTCCGCAAAACAGGAACGTAGTATTGGTGTTGGTGCGTTGGGGTTTCATGCCTACCTACAGAAACAAGGTATACCATTTGAAAACTTCTTAGCGAAGTCTACAAATATTAGAATGTTTAAATTAATTAGGAGTAGGTTAGATGTGGCAAATATTGAACTTGGCACTGCACGAGGCGAAGCTATTGACGCAAGAGGCACGGGACGAAGATTTAGTCATGTTATGGCTATTGCTCCTAATGCTTCCAGTAGTATTATTATGGGCAACACTTCACCGTCTGTGGAACCTTATCGTGCAAATGCTTACCGACAAGACACATTATCTGGATCGTATCTCAATAAGAATAAGCATCTGGATGCTCTTATTAAAAGTAAAGTTGAAGAGAATAAACGCTTGGATTATGACCAGATTTGGTCATCGATAGTTGCTAACGATGGTTCTGCCCAACACGTTTCATGTTTGAGTGATAAAGAAAAAGAAGTATACAAGACTGCTATGGAGATTGACCAACGATGGGTCATCGAACATGCTTCCACGAGACAGGAATGGATTGACCAATCACAGTCAATAAATCTATTCTTCCGTCCCACGGTAAACATTAAGTATTTACATGCGGTGCATTATCTTGCATGGAAACAGGGTATGAAAACCCTATACTATTGTCGGTCTGAGAAACTGGGTAAGGCAGATAAGATATCACAACGCATTGAGAGGGCAGTTATTAAAGAACTCGATTTTCAGAGTATGATAGATGGTGATAATTGCGTGGCGTGCGAAGGCTGATGATGACAGTGTTCACGTTTTCATTGGTGAAGGATATTCCCCTAGACAAACGAATCGCGGTCATGGTTAGTGGGGGTTGGGACAGTGCTGTCATGTGGTACATGGTTAAGACTGTATGTATGCAACGCAATCAGGAGTGTAATGCGTTTACAGTACCGAAGATAGATGGTGCTGAACATTACGCTAATAAGGTGCTAGAGTGGTCATCCAAGACGCTAGGGCATCGCCAGACAGAGACTACCATCGTAGGGGACATATCCTCTACCAATCCCTCTGACTATGTTACCAGTGGGGCATATGAGATATTTGAGAGGGACTTGGCGGATCATTTATTCACCGCCGTAAATAAGTACCCGCCTAATCAAAGGGACATGCTGGATGAAGGTTATCCAATGCCCAATGATAGATTCCAGAAACCGGAGTCGGGGTTTGAGAAATTGAGTCAACCTTTTGCGAACTTTACAAAGGATACGATAGTACAACTAGGGTTTGATTTGGGGATTGCAGGTGCCATCGCCCCTATCACCCACAGTTGCACCGAACTAAACAGGGGTAGATGTAATTCTTGTTGGTGGTGCAAAGAAAGAGAATGGGCATTCAAACAAATAAACAAAACAGATACCGGAGAGAACTAAGATGACACCAAAACAAGACTTGACAAGTAAGAGAGAATATTTTAAACCATTTAATTATCCGTGGGCATATGACGCATGGTTGAAACACGAACAATCGCATTGGTTACACACAGAAGTGCCTATGGCGGAGGATGTGAAAGATTGGAAGACTGTATTGACACCGGCCGAGAAATCATTTCTTACTAATATCTTTCGGTTCTTCACACAAGGTGACATTGATGTCGCTGATGGATATGTGACCAACTACTTGCCATATTTTCCACAACCAGAAGTTCGTATGATGTTATCTGGATTTGCTGCTAGGGAGGCATTGCATGTTGCTGCGTACTCGCATTTGATTGAGACTCTTGGTATGCCAGAAAGTACATACAGTGAGTTCTTAGAGTATCAGGCGATGGCGGACAAACACGAATATTTCGTGGGACTGTCTCAAGCGAATGGAACCAAGAAAAGTATTGCTGTTAACATTGCAGCTTTCAGTGCATTCACTGAGGGTATGCAGTTGTTTAGTTCTTTCATCATGTTGTTGAATTTCGCACGACATGGTAAGATGAAAGGTATGGGACAAATTATTACATGGTCTATCGTGGATGAGACAATGCACGCTGAGTCCATGATTAAATTGTTTAGAACATATGTCGAAGAGAATCTAGAGATTTGGAATGACGAACTGAAAAAAGAAATCTACACTGTCGCTGAACAGATGGTAGTGTTAGAAGAGAAGTTCATTGACTTGGCATTTGCAATGGGGCCAATGGACAATCTTACATCCGATGATGTTAAGAAATACATTCGATATATTGCAGACAGGAGATTGATTAGTTTGGGCATGAGAGGGATATTCAAAGCGAAAAAGAATCCATTACCGTGGGTAGAGGAAATGATAAACGCTCCAACACACACCAACTTCTTTGAGAACCGCGCCACTGATTATGCTAGGGGCGCAGTAGAAGGTGAGTGGGGTGAGGTATGGGGGTCAGTGACATCATAATGACAGAACATTCAAAACAAGTAGAGTGTATTAACTGTGATGCGGTTTATAAGATAAAGACCGATTCTTTGTCTGAGTCACATTATATAATTTCATACTGTTCATTTTGTGGCGCAGAGGTGGAATTAGAAGAGGAACTGCAAACTGATTTCCTTGATGAGTTTGGGGAAGTTGTAGAGGATTGGTAATGATAGATAAATTTGACCATGCCTACATGGATGTGGCTGCAAGATTTGGTGAACTTTCATCAGCAGAAAGACTGAAGGTGGGTTGTATCATTGTAAAGGATGATAGGATAATTTCTATTGGATACAATGGTACGCCCGCTGGATGGGACAATTGTTGTGAGGATGTAAAGAAAAGTGGTAACACTGGATACGGTAGGAAACTAGTAACTAAACCAGAAGTACTACACGCAGAGACAAACGCAATTGCTAAAGTTGCTAAGTCTACGGAGAGTGCCGATGGTGCTGAGATGTATACTACACACGCTCCGTGTTTGGAATGTTCTAAGTTGATATACCAATCCGGTATTAAACATGTCCTTTATAAAGAAGAGTATAGAGACAGTGATGGCCTCACCCTTTTGAAGAAGTTGGGTCTTGTAATAACTAAAGTGGAGTAGTAGATGTATTGTATGTTTTATGGTTACGATTTAGAATATGACGATAGTTGTTTTGTGCCAACTACCATCACAAAGTTTACTGCTATAAATGTACCAGTAGAGGGCAAGACCGTATTAGACCTTGGATGCGGCATTGGCCCACTCGCGGTTTACTTTGCAAAGAATGGTGCCAAGTCGGTAACTGCTAGTGATGTATATGATAAACATATATACTACACCAAAAGAAATGTCGCTATCAATCAGTCAACCGACCCTACTGGTACTCAAGTGGATACCATACAGAGTGACCTATTTGAAAATATAGATGACAAGTTTGATGTGATTGCATGTGATGTATCTGGTATTGATAGAAGGGTGGCAGAGATGACGGGATGGTTTCCGAAAGGAGTTCCCACTGCCGATGAGACAGGTGCTGATATAATATGCAGGGCGATACGCGAGGCCCCATACCATCTGAATAAGGGTGGGGAGTTGTACATATGTACGGCACAGTTTTCAGACGTAGAACGAATAAAAGAAGAGATGAACTCCAGTACAATGATGACCGAGCCAGAACATGTATTCACCAAACAGATACCATTCTCAAAGATACTGTTGGAAAATATTGGTGACCTTGACCCCTCGCACTACACCAAAAAGGGGTCAAGGTATGTCTGGGAATTTGGATTGTGGAAAATGAAATTAATATGATTGGTAAGAAATTGGTAACCACATGGATGATTCTACTGTGGGTGTTGCTATTGCCTATCATTGCATTTATACCACAATCCAATTGCTGGTACTATGCTGGCAAAAGATGGTTCCTTGAAGGATTCAGGGGAAAGATTGTTCCGGTTGCCAGTAGACGATGGAGAGGATACCACTGTGTCTATGAAGACGAACATGGACAGTTGTGGGAGTTTACATTACACCGGATGCCAAAGTTTGTGCCTTGGTGGAAATTAATATTGTATCGTGGAATTGAGAGGAAGTATCGTGGAAAGTTATAGTCAATTTTTAACTAGGGAAGTGTTTCCTTGTGTAGAGGGTAAACGGGTTTTAGAAATTGGTTCTCTTACTGGCCGCATTACAGAAGAAATTAGAAAACACACTCCATTGGAAATAACAACAATAGACCCAGACCCGATGGTGAGAAAACAAACCACATTCAGTGGCACTGCCAATGACTATTTTAATTATTATTGTTTCGACCAATCGGCGACTAACCACCTTTCTCGATACGATGTAGTTGTTTTGATGGGTGTGTTGTACCATTTACATAGTCCACTTCATTTATTGGAGATGATTATAAACAAAATCAGACCAGAGATGTTGATAATTGAAACTGCTACTGGCGAACCTTACCATGTCGCTGTGGATACCGAATACAGTGGAACGATTGGCAATGCATGGCCTGATAAAGGAATCGAATACCCGATAAGAACGAACATAAACTTTTCAACAAAAGATTTGATTGCGACTATCGAAACAACACCCATGAAATTACGAAGAAAGGTTATCTATGAGGAACGATTTGATAATTGGCATGGTGCGAATTTGGAACAGGATTCTCTGGAACATAGTAAACAAGGCATGTGGATAGGGCATTTTCAATGGCGGAACTAATGAAGAAACTTTGGGTAGTGTGGAAACATGCGCTGGGCTCATTCGATGAAGAGGATGGGTATGATGTTCAAAATGAAAATAGAATATCAGCCATCCGCACGTTCATAGTATTGTCAAACCTAATGTGCGTATACCTAATTATGATTAATATCCTTGTGGGTTGGTTCTGATGGCAGCGATAACACCGATAACACATGAACATGCAAAGAAACCAAAACTAGTCAGTGCTAACAAAGACGAGGCAATGGATAGATTATGGGGTGGTGAAAAGACCATAAATAGTAGTTCGCTAAGTGAGGAGTTACCTGATGGTTATGAGTGGAACAGTAAAAGAACTAAAATCGTCCCCGAAGAAGAAAAAGAAGAAGAAGAAAGCGCCCCCGAAGACCCATAGAGTTTACTGTACATATTTTCCTGATGGGAGATACTACATTGGATATTCGTGCAAGAGTGATAAACTATATGAGAAGTACTTTGGCAGTTCTAAGTTTGTCAAGGAGTGGGAAGGCCAATTAAGAAAAGAAACCATAGTAGAGTATGACCAACGTAACTATGCAAAGATACAGGAATTCCTATATCAATGGCAACAAAGGAAAGACCCAAATTGCCTGAATGACATGTTACATATAAGATTGAGAATGGGTTACTTATCAGAGTTTGAACCCGTGGAGTGGACTCCAGTTTAGGAGATAGTAAAATAATGGTATTATTAATAGGACTGCTGTTCTCAGCATTATCAGTATCGGCAGTTGCCGCATACTTTTCTATTGTTGGGTTGATGGCAATTTTCAGTGGACTACCCCAATCCATATTTGCTATGGGAGTTGCCTTGGAGATTGCCAAACTTGTTACCGCATCTTGGGTGTACCAGTATTGGGCAAAGACGCAATGGGTGATGAAGACGTATATGGTCTTAGCGATAATCATACTGTCCATTATCACATCCATTGGTATATTTGGATTCCTATCTAAAGCGCACATAGACCAGACAGCAACAAATGCCGACTACGCTCTAAGTATTGATGTGATAGAGTTTAGACTAGACGCAGAGGTCAGCAAACTAAATCAGGCCAGAAACCGCATTGTCGGATTAGATGACACACTCAGAACATCCCAAGGCAAAGATAAGAATTATGTTAACGGAAGACAACGAGTTGAACGTGCCGAACTAAATGCACAGATGGATGCTGCCGTTGTTAGGATTGACGAACTCAATCTTGAACTGTTACCAATGAGACAACAAACAGCACAGATGGATGCTGAGATAGGCCCCATCAAATACATATCAGAACTAATATACGAGGAGTCAGGCAAGGATAGTGTTGACAAGTCAGTGCGTATCATTATACTACTGCTCATGTTTGTGTTTGACCCATTGGCCATCGTGTTAGTGATTGCGGCCAACATGAGTTTTAAGGAAAGAACCGGCGGTAGAATCACAATGATGTCGATTGATGAGTCGGTGGTAGAGGAACAGATAATACCAGAATCTCCAGCAGAGGCATCAGATGATGCTGGTCACCATTTTACCAGTGAACCACACATTGCTGCAGATATAGATGATTGGGTAATGGATAAGTATGGTACAACTTCTGGTAGTGAAAATTTAACGGATGGCGAGAAGAAGAAATTGAAGTGGTTGATAGATAAGGAAACTTAATAATGTTATCGTACAAGTATATTGATTTTGTGCCAAAGAGGTTTGATTGGTCTATATGTTTAAGACAACCATTTGCCAATAGATTTGATATGTCTGCATCTGAACATGGCGACTGGGCTAGAAACCAAAGTTTTACAGATGCAGAACGACAAACTATCATTGATGAGAGTTATTATTTTCTCAATGGCCCATTAGACTATTGGCAGATGAAGAACATTCCAATAGAAGATTTCTCATTCTCTACTGTACACGGCAATTCTGTCGAAACGATTAAAAGTTATGTGAAGTCTTATTGTGGTTACTTGGGTATATTGATAGGTAACAATAGTTACACCCCATCCACACAGACCAGATTATTCAAACACGCCCACTCACCACTAACAACTGACGGTGGAACCTACAAGGACACCTTTACCATAATATACCCGATACATATTGAGGGGGAGGTTACAGAGAGTATGAAAGTATTCTTTACTGATAAATGTCTAGGCGCCCCCAATTTGACTGCTCCACTTAGAGAACCAGAAGTTGATGTAACCACGATTGATTTCCCCAAACAAGGGCAGGCATTACTGGTACATTTCAATTCATGTAATGGTATACACTGGGTTGATGGTTTAACTAATAACAACTTTATAGCACATGCCTTTGATGGTGTCACTATCAATAAACAATTCTATGAGGAAACGCATCCGCCATTTTATTATCGCGCTGCGTAAATAACCCTTGACATTTGCCCTATGATGGTGTATAATGGTTGTTATCAAATGAGATGTGGAGAGAAAAATGCCATCCCTATTAACTAATGGTTGTTCTATTACACTTGGTGCGGAACTAGGTGAAACGACTAAACAAGGCAAAAACGATGGCGACCAAGAGTGGCAGCACTGTGATTTTCAATACAGACATGACCATCGATGGCCCACTATACTCGCAAAGAAATTGGAATTGTCCCCCGTCAACTTATCTAGGGGCGGTGGTTCTAATTGGCGTACTTGGAGAACGACTCAAGATTTCTTGTTAGAAACAGACAAGATTGTTAATTGTGCAGTTATACAGATGACAGAAGCATCTAGGTTCCAGATACCAATTGGATTTGATTTCATTGACAAATGGCGGCCAACTGAACCAACACCAGACTTCCATAATTGGGCAGACGGCGGGATATGGTCAGCAGAAAGTGATGTTGGGTATTTTACTCAGGAAGAATATTGCAATTGGAACTGGGGTGAATACCAAGTGATGGTTGAAAATATACATGGCACACCAGCGTATTCATTCCAAAATGACAACGACAAGAACGTCACTGGACATTACCATAATATGAAAGATGAGTTCTCGGCATTGACATTTATGAATCAGACAGTGCATAGTTTGTTTGACTATCTCCGCCATGTGATTTACTTACATGATATGTTTGAGAGTAACGAGATACCACACCTAATAGTTGACATGATGATGAACTGGGAAACGTGTCAATCATTGAAATCAGAACTAGAAATGATTGACGCCTTTGGCACAGAAGTATTGTCTAATACACCCCCCAGAGGATGTAATTGGCGTACTAAGTGGGCGCATTTTGATACTTTTGGTGACCCTGAGAAGGATAAGACAAATAAGATTTTCATAAGGACAATGCAAAAATCAGAAATGAGTAGGAAGTTTAATAACCTATTCAAAACAGTTTCCACTGCGAAGTGGTTTGATGGTCACCCCTATGCGATGTATTTTAGGGATGCGCCGTACAACAACCAACCCAATGGGTTGTATATCGGGAATATGCCGGATGGCCACCCCGATGAGGCATGCCATCAGGCATATGCCGATAGAATATATAATGAACTTAAAGGAAGGAAAATATTATGAATGATGTAACCTATACACAAGAGCAACTGCAAAAAGTACTCGTAAATGATAGTAACCACATATCAAATCTCTTACAAACACACGAGGTGGTGCTTGGATACAAGAAACTCGATGGAACAGAAAGGGATGTCCGTGCTACCCTGAAGCCAGACTTACTGCCTGAGGTGACTAGTCCCGTTCAAACAGGGGGTGCTAAAGTAAAGGACACCCATGTGACGGTGTATGATACCGAAAAAATGAACTGGCGCACACTAATTGTCGCTAATATTCAATATATTCGCTCTTTTTAGTAAATAACGCTTGACACTTGGTCTACACATGTGTTACTATATAGCCTTAGTAATCATAAAAGAGTCCAATCATGGCACGAATATCAAAAGAAGACTTCCGAAAGGAACCCGCTCCGACTCGGAAACGTAGGAAACCTATGACCGAAGAACAACGGGCTGCCGCTGCCGAACGGTTAGCGAAGGCCCGTGAGGAGAAGGCGAAGAAGAACCCTCCGCAACTGAAATCTGTCCACCCCGATGTACTGGCGAAAGACGATGATGATATGTTATCGTATGTAAAGGTGAAGGCGTGGATTAAGGCCAACAAAGATAAGTTGCCTTCCCTGAGACAACAGGAGAAACAAGGTGCTAAGGGTGCTCTTGCTCAATACGAGTCTGTCAGGCATTACATCAATTCGATGGAAAGATACCTGAAAGATTCGGTATGGACAAACCAATTTCTTGGCGAAGACCAAGAGAAACGTGTTGTCTGGCGTTGTATTGTTCCAGCGTTTGACGCAGATGGTAATATCAAACGCCAGAAGGGCGTGTACTACACAGACATACAAGGCGTTTGGGGGGAAGAATCAGATGATAATAATTGATTACAACCAGATTGGTATAGGCGCCCTCATGGCACACATGAATGGGTCTAAATCCGAAGTCATGGATACTGACCTAGTTCGCCATATGATACTCAATACCTTACGCAGTTATAAAGCTAAGTACGGTGATGAGTATGGTGATTTGGTGATTGCCTGTGACAATAGAAGATACTGGCGGAGGTCGGTATTTCCACAGTACAAGGCGAGTCGAAAGAAGACAAGAGAATCCAGTGGTTATGATTGGGCATCTATCTTCCAAGGTTTGTCGATGGTCAAACATGAACTACAACAACACATGCCGTATCCGGTTATTGATGTTGATGGTGCAGAGGCAGATGATGTGATTGGTACATTATGTGCATACAGTCAAGACCATGATTTGACAGACCACCCATTGTTCCCAGATGCTCAGAGATTGCTCATTGTGTCGGGTGACCATGACTTCCAACAACTACAGAAATATTCTAACGTGGCGCAATTTTCACCCATGAAGAAGAAGTTCGTAGTAATCAAGGAAAGTGCCGAGGCAATACTGCGCGAACATATCATACGCGGTGACAAGGGCGATGGTGTACCCAATATCCTCAGTTGTGATAATAGTTTTGTTGATGGCATACGACAGACACCTATTCGTAAAGTTCTAGTTGCTGAGTGGAAGACTCAGAAACCAGAGGAGTGGGTGACGGGTGATATGGCCGCAGGGTATATCCGAAACAAGACTATGGTGGATTTGACATGTACGCCCGATGACATCAAGGAACAGATTGTCAATCAATACGAGGCTCAATTAAATAAGTCCTCCGAGGACATGTATAAATATTTCATGAACTTTGAATTAGACAGACTAATTGATGTGATTGATGACTTTTAATGGAGAATGAAAGATGAGAAAATTTAGGCAACAGAACGAGGGTTTCGACTGGATATTTGAAGCCCTAACCGTGGAGGAACAAGTCACACGGTTAAAACAATGGAAGACAACCAACCAAGCATTGGTTCCAATAGTAAGAATGGGTGTTGGTGCAGATAAACCAAATTGGAACCTACCCGAAGGTATGCCAGACAATATTAAGTTAGACATGGCACCAGAAGGATTAGGTGCTACCTCTATAATGATGGAGTGGCGTAGAATCTCACAGTTTGTTGACCCCAATTCCAACATGAACAATCTAGTTGCTTGGAAACGTGAAATGAACTGGGCCCAGATACTAGAAGGTATCCACCCATCAGAAGCTGCAATATTGACCCATGTTAAAGATGGCACATTGCTTGAACTGTATCCCAAACTAGAGAAACTTCTCGCTGCGATTGGTATCACGGACTACACGAAACCCAAAAAGAAACGTGCATCCAAGAAGAAGGCAGTCAGCAAGAAAACAGATAGGCCAACCAATCAGGTATTCAGCAAGTGAGCGCAGGAGACTCGCTTGAAGCGTGGCGCAAGAGTGTTGGCAAACTGAGTAGGCGTGATTCGACTATCTCTACAATGACTACCTACTTAGAAGGTCAAATTGCGAAACACCAACTAAATCTAGAAATGATGATAGAAAATGAGCATCGCCAAGGGCACGCTGCCGACTACGACTATACTGACAGCATTGAGGATGAGTTGGCGGAACTTCACGGATGGATGGGTAAGTTGACAGCATTAAAGTCTCTGGGGTCTCTGGGTCTGGTGGATACTAGTTCAGTTGAAGTTCTAAATGGGTGACACTAGAGCATCCAGATTCTTTCTTTTTAAGTGCAGTGGTTGGAAAAATGAGTTTTGGATTGTTGATGAAAAGACTCTCCAAGACGTTCCAAAACCACGAGAAATGATTATCAAATTTGGTAATGTTGAGAAGATTAGAGAGTACGCTGTCACACAGAATCCACAAGACCTACCCATAGTAGACAGATGCCGAGATCGTACCGCCTGGCACACGCCAGAGGGGCGTGAGAGGATTAAGAACGCCAAGTTGGGGAAAGGTAACCCTAATTCAAAGGGTCTCTCAGAAGACCACAAGTCCAAGATATCTCGTACAATGACAGGTACACGCCGTGGGGAATTCAACCCCATGTACGGGCGTCAACACAACCCAAAGACCATACAACTAATACGGGAAAAGGCCTACGCCAGACCCAAAATGCGATGGGCCGTGGAGCCAACTGGGAAGTCCCATTTGATACGCTCTGACGGCGATATCCCAGAATCATGGCAATGGGGTCGATATTACGACAAATACCGCCCAAATGAGTCGGATTAAGCAAGAAAAGACTTGACTTCTGGTCTATGGTGTGTCATGATCACTATGTAATCGAGACTAAGAAGGAATACAGATGATTAAATTTATAGACGCTCAGAATGGTGGTTTAGAACTCACCCTAGAGAATGGAAACACCGTTTTTGGTGCAACTACCGAAGAACTCGCCCTCTATATCGCCAAATATGACCTCGCCAACGTGGTGATGGCCAAATCAGCGGCAAGGTGGGATGATGCTGCCCAAGTGATGTGGCGGTACGCAGTTAAGTTGAGTGGTGTTTAAGATGATTAAACTGGTGTGGTCTGAAGTGATGGTGCAAATGGGTAAACCAGAGGGCACTGAGTATAATGATTTGAATGAGAGTGAGAAGGCTCATTTAGATGGTTATGCCGAAGAGATAGAACGGCAGGCCCTAGAGGTCAAAGGTCAATGTGTTTGTGGTGTGATGGCATGCCCAGACGAGTATGTACACTATACAAGTGGGTGGTAAATTGATGGTAAATAAAGACAAAATTATTCTTACAGATTGCGATGGGGTTTGCCTCGATTGGGAGACTGCATTTTCTGTTTGGATGTCACATAATGGTATGGAACCAGTTGGAGAGAATCCAAAACTAGAATACAAAGTTTCAAAGAAATATGGCATTACCTATCAAGAGGGACGGGCATTTACGGCGCAGTTTAACGCTAGTGCCGCTATCGGATTCCTGCCCCCGTTACGGGACGCCCAATACTACATGAAGAAACTCGTTGAGAAACACGGGTATCGGTTTGTTGCGGTGACTAGTCTAAGCTCTGACCCGTATGCCCAACAGTTACGGACAGCGAACCTCAAGAAGTTATTTGGTGAAGACGCATTTATTGAGTATCACTATTTAAGTTGTGGTGCAGATAAGGATGAGATTCTGCTTGAACTGTCTGCCAAGTATCCGGGCGCGCCTTGGGTAGAAGATAAGTATGTAAACGTAGATGAGGGTATCAAGGTTGGATTTGAAGGATACCTAATCGAACATGGTCACAATCTGAAGTATGATGGGTCGGCCAAAGTTGTTAAAAACTGGGAAGAGATATATGACGCAATTACTGAAGGAAGTTGATGGCGATTTAGGAGAAGACTTTAAACAATTCTGCCGTAGCCTATACCAAGATAACTGTAAAGAAAGAGAACTGCATAACGAGGCGCTGTACGACTATAGCACATATGTCACGAAGAATATAGAATTTCTGAAAGACGAGTACAAAGTCCGTGATACCAAAGAGTTTCTACTTGGAACGGATTGGTGGAGGAATGAACCCATATGATGGTTGAAATTAATATGGCCGTGATGGTAGGATGCGTAGCAGTTGCGGTGGCATATACATGGGGTTACCGCAAGGGTACACAAACTTCAGCTCAAGCAACCATGCTTATCATGCGCGAGTTTCTAAAGTCCTACATGGGTGAATCGGAAACCAACATGATGCTTGGTAAGAACTTCAATAGACTGGCACGTTGGATGGAAGACATTGACGAAGACATACAAGAAGACAGTTAGTTTATTAGAGTATGAAAAGGAACTGATATCCCACGACTTTAATTTCCTTATGGTCGCTGAGATGAATTCATATGCCCACGGTGATATACCACCCGCCCAACTAATAGCACATGGTAAACGAGAAGACCAACTAGCCAACTGGGCGATGTTGTCTACTGCACATGGGCAATTGTTTGATGCATGGGTAAACTATATCACCCGTGATGGTGCCGCGCCGCGAATAGAAATAGTTGATGGCGAATATGTCATTATCGGCAACCTCGGACATGAAGGCACTGAGGTATCGGACGGCACAATCTACGATTGGAGAAAACAACACATTGGCATCTAAAAAGAAAAGAAACCGTATCAACGAGAAGACGGGCCGACTAGAGATGGGACGCGGATTGAATACCGATAAGGAAAGGTTTTCTCGCAATCTTATTCTGGGTGGTTGTTCATTCACTGCCCACATGGATGCTAACAATCTGGCGTGGGGAGAACAATTAAAGGATGACTACGAGAACGTAATCAACACTGCCGAGATGGCGTCTGGTAATCAGATTATCTGTGACAGAATATGTTACGAGTTAAGTAAACCACAGGTGACCAGCGAGAACACAATGGTTGCTGTTATGTGGTCGAGTCCGTTTAGAAAGGAATTCCTATTCACATCCGATGACCCCGACTGGCAGACAATCCATCAAAGCTTTCCGAAAGACAAGCCCGGATTCTCCAACTATATTCTAACCGATATGCAACACGAGAAACATGCATTGTCTAACTGGCTTATCGTAGGGGGTGGATATGGCATTTGGAATTACGAAG